TTATCAAAGAACCCGAAATTACTGTTAAGGCTTATGCTCGTGGCACAACTGTCACTCCACAAGACCTTGACGATGAAGACTTCAGCCTGACCATTGACAAAGCTAACTACTTTGCATTTAAGGTTGATGACATTGAAGAGGCACACTCACACGTTAACTTCCAGTCATTGGCAAGTGACCGTGCTGCGTATCGCCTTGCTGACCAGTTTGACCAAGACGTTCTTGGTTACCTGTCAGGCTACACTCAGTCTGCAATTCATGGTTCGCCTGATACTGTTAACACAACTGTTAATGGTTCAAAAGCAGTAACAACTGCTGGTTCAGACGAATTGCTTTCTAGCATGAAGCTGGAAGCTGATGACTTTGGTGGTTCTGCAGGTTCATCAATTGGTATTCAGCCACGTGCTGGTGGCGCAACTTCTGCAACAGTTGGTTCAGGTAATGCCAACGCACTGCAAGTTGTTGCTCGTATGGCTCGTAAGCTGGACCAACAGAATGTGGACACACAAGGACGCTGGTTGGTTATTGACCCTGTATTCAAAGAAATCCTCATGGACGAAGATTCACGTCTTCTGAATGCTGATTTCGGTGGTTCAGGTCTGCAAAATGGTCTTGTCCTAAATAACCTGCACGGTTTCCGTGTTTACGTTTCCAACAACCTGCCTTCAATTGGAACTGGTTCCGCTACAACTGGTGGTACTAATGCCAATAACTATGGCGTAATGGTTGCTGGTCATGATTCTGCTGTTGCTACTGCAGAGCAGATTAACAAGACTGAAACCTACCGTGACCCTGACAGCTTCGCTGACATCGTTCGTGGTATGCATCTTTACGGTCGCAAGATTCTTCGTCCAGAAGCACTTGTGAACGCAAAGTACAACTTGGTATAAGGGGGATTGAGATATGGCTCTTGGTGATAACACCTTAACCGCAGCACGTGGCAACTCGCAACGTGGTCGCAATCCTTACATGGTTCAGGGTACTTTGGATTTTGCACAAGCTGCAACAGATAAGGGTTCTGCCCTTGCTGCGGCTGATGTAATTCCTGTACTGACCATTCCAGCTAACACCGTAATTCTTGGTGCAGGTATGGAAGTTACTGAAGCACATGCTGGTACTTCTACTAATACTGCGTTTGACCTTGGTATTGGTGGTGGTGCTAACTTTGTTGATGGGTTTGACTTTGATGGTGCATCTGTTGGCGACTATGCTACAATGGCAACTACTGCCCCTGTAGTAATTGGTGGCACAGCAGATAACCTTGATGTTACCCTGCAAGCAATGACTGGCACAACAACTGCTGGTAAAGTTCGTGTCTTTGCTATCCTGATGGATTGTGATGACCTTGGTGACATGTCTGCTAACGAAGTAGACCGTGACACACTTGCCTAAATAGTACATGGGAGAGCAGGGCAACTTGCTCTCTCATTTCTCTCTGAGGATTTATAATGGCATACACTTATCTTGACATTACAAATGAAGTTCTTGCGCGGTTTAATGAGGTATCATTAACTGCTGCTTCTTTTTCTAGCGCACGTGGATTTCAGACGCAATGTAAAAATGCTGTAAATGATGCTATTAATTATATATTTCAACGTGAGTTTGGTTGGGGCTTTAGCCACGCAGAACAAACAGAAACCTTAGTCGCAGGTACTGCTCGCTATTCATTTGACAGTACAGTATATCATGCAGACTATGAAACATTTAGAATATCAAAAGATGAAGCATTAGGAGTTGCAGGTGTTAGCTTGCGTGTCTTAGATTACAAAGAATATGTAGACAAATATATTGACCAAGAGACAACAAGTGACGTAGGCGGTGTGCCTATTTTTGTGTTTAGAACACCTAATAATAATTATGGTCTATACCCATATCCAGATAAAGCATATACATTAAAGTTTGACGCATATCTAAAACCTACTACATTAAGTGCAGCAACAGATGTACCACTTATTCCTGAACAGTTTCGTCAGGTACTTGTAGATGGTGCTACTGCATATGGATATCAGTATCGTGGTGAAGCACAGCAGTACGGCATTAACTTTGCACGATTTGAAGAAGGCATTAAGCATATGCAAAGTTTGTATCTAAACAGCTACGATTACATTCGTTCAACTTATTTACCACGGTCACAACGCTACGGTACATCCATATTCCCATCGGGAGCATAATAAATGGCAGACGAATCTGGACTCAGCCCATACGTCTTTGCCTGTGAAGGTGGACTGGTATTAGACCAATCTACATTCTCTATGCAACCGGGTATGGCATTAGAACTGCAAAACTTTGAGCCTGACATTCGTGGTGGTTACAGACGGATATCTGGTTACAGCAAATGGAATACTAACGAAGTTCCTTACACTGCTAGTGACACAGAAAAAGTATTAATGTGCGCCTATTACAATGGTGACGTTATTGCGGCTAGAGGTGAAAGTGTATACAGAGGTTCTTCTGGTTCAGGTTCATGGACTAGCATAGACAGCGGCAGAACAAGTGCTGGTAAGTACAGGCACTTTAACTACAATCTAGGTGGAACAGATTACATTGTATGGGCAGATGGTGCAAACTACGCCAGTAAATATGATGGCACTACTGTAACAGACTTAAATGGAACAGGCGCACCTACTAACCCAAGCATTGTAGTTGGATATAAAAACGCATTGTTCTTTGCAGGTATGTCTGCTTCTTCACAAGAACTTGTATTTACTGCGCCATACACAGACGATGACTTTAGTGTAGCAAATGGTGCAGGTAGCATTGCGGTAGATAGTCCAATTACTGGTCTTGTACCTTTTCGTGACCAACTGTACATATTCTGTGAAGCACGTATCTTTAAGTTAGTAGGCAACACATCTGCTGACTTTGTACTACAACCAGTAACACGTGAAATTGGATGCCTTAACGGTTTCACTATTCAAGAATTTGCTGGTGACATTGTGTTTCTTGGTCCAGACGGACTGCGTACAATTGCTGGTACTGAACGAATTGATGACGTTGAACTTGGTACAATAAGTCGTGCAATTCAAAGACGGTTTGCTAATCTGTCTGACGTTGATGAGTTTGACAGTGTAATCATTCCAAACAAAACACAGTATCGCATTTTCTTTTCTAACTCTAATGTAACACGAGGCAATACAACTGGTGTTATCTGCGTAAGAAAAGGTGACGCATACGAGTTTGCTGATACTCGTGGTATTCGTCCAAGTTGTACAGACTTTGCTATTAGTAACGGTGAAAGCATTGTTTTGCATGGTGAGTATGATGGATATGTTTATCGGCAAGAACAAGGCAATGACTTTGACGGTAACGTGATTACAGGTAAGTATCGTTCACCAGACTTGTCAATGGGTGATGCAGGTATCCGCAAAACATTTCAGCGTATCATTATTAACTACGCACCAGAAGCATCAGTGAATGCTGATTTGTTTGTAAGATACGATTATGAAGCACCAGATGTAGCAAGACCAGCTGCATATCCATTTGATACCGCAACGGTTGTTGCGATTTATGGAGTATCATCTTATGGTACTGCAACATACGGTGGTCAGTCAAACCCACTCTTTAGACAGCCCATTGAGGGTAGTGGATTTGCAGTAGCCCTACGAGTAAACGACAGAGGAACATCTGCACCATACTCACTTAAAGGATTTCAGTTAGAATTTGACGCAGGAGCAAGACGCTAATGGCTGGATACACTAGACAATCTTCGTATACTGATGGCGACATTATTAATGCAGCCGACAGTAATGATGAATTTGACCAGCTTGTCAACGTATTTAGTAATACGACAGGTCACAAACATGATGGTACAGCAGCTGAAGGTCCAGTCATTGGTTTGATTGGTGACCCCGGAGTTGCTACACCAATTAACAAAGTAGTTGTAGATGATACCAACAATCGTGTTGGTTTCTTTGTAGATGTATCATCAATCTCTACTGAACAGATTCGTGTACAGGATGGTGCTATTGTTCCTGTAACTGATGACGATGTTGACTTGGGAGCAGTCGGTGCAGAGTTTAAAAATCTATACATTGATGGTACTGCTAACATTGATTCTTTTGTTCTTGGCACATCCACTGCAGTAACAAGTGTTGACACTGACCTTACTTCTGTCAGCGCATCTGATGATACTCTTGCTTCTGCTAAAGCAATTAAAACATATGTAGATGCACAGGTAACTGCCCAAGACTTAGACTTTCAAGCAGATACAGGTGGCGCACTCAACATTGACCTAGACAGTGAAACACTTACACTGACAGGCGGTACTGGTATTGACACAGCAGGTTCAGGCAACACTGTAACCTTTGCTATTGATAGCACAGTAGCCACGCTTACTGGCACACAAACTCTCACAAACAAAACTCTTACCACTCCTATTATTGCTACAATTAGCAACACAGGTACTGTAACACTTCCAACTGCAACAACTACTCTTGTTGGTCGTGATACTACGGATACACTGACTAATAAAACAATTGATGCTGACAGCAATACTATTTCCAATCTTGAAGTTGATAATTTAAAGTCAGGTGTACTTGACACTGACCTAACATCTGTTGCTGCTACCGACACTACGCTTGCTTCTGCAAAGGCTATTAAGACATATGTAGATAGCCAAGTAACAGCACAGGACTTGGACTTCCAAGCTGACACAGGCGGTGCATTAAGCATTGACCTTGATAGTGAGACTTTGACCTTTACTGGTGGTACAGGCATTGATACATCTGGTTTAGGTAATGCTGTTACATTTGCTATTGACAGTACAGTTGCTACACTTACTGGCACACAGACGCTGACAAATAAAAGCATTGACGCATCACAGCTTACTGGCACAGTTGCAAATGCTCGTTTGGACACAGAACTACAAGCACTTGCTGGTTTAACATCTGCTGCTGACAAAGGTATTCAATTCACTGGTGCTGGTACTGCTGGTACATTTGACTTGACTACTGCTGGTAAGGCACTGCTTGATGATGCAGATGCCAGCGCACAACGTACTACGCTTGGAGTTGTTATTGGAACAGATGTACAAGGTTATGATGCAGGT